CTCATCGGAGACCTTTCGGCATAAATCATGGAATCACTAAAAGACAGTGGTGGGAAAAAGCCAACACCGGTAACCAACGCAACTGCAGCGAACGACGGTACCGGAACAGCGGCAATTATTACCTTTACGCCATCCGAATACATCGGCAAAGATACGATTACTTATAACGTAACGTCAAGTCCGGGGAACATAACCGTGTCTGGCGCTTCTTCGCCAATAACTGTTACAGGACTAACGGCTACGCAGTCATACACGTTCACAGTTGTTGCTACAACGAATTACGGCGTATCTTCGGACTCCGTAACCACAAACTCGGTTGCGATTGGTATTGCACCAGGAAAGCCGACCATTGGTACGGCAACCGCAGGGAATGCCCAGGCAACAGTGGCGTATACAGCGGGAACACCAGGAACCGGAACAACAACATTTACAGCAACGTCAACGCCAGGCAACTTTACTGGAACAGGTTCTTCTCCAATAACAGTAACTGGACTAGCAAACGGAACCGCCTATACATTCACTGTTACCGCATCGAATAGCTACGGTTCTTCGACATCAAACCCATCGAACTCCGTAACACCAGTAGCCCCACCGTATTTCCCGCCATATTTTCCCCCATTTTTTCCTCCATTCTTCCCACCGTTCTTCCCCCCCTTCTTCCCTCCCTTCTTTCCTCCCTTCTTTCCTCCCTTCTTCCCTCCGTTCTTCCCTCCATCATTCGGTCCTGGATTTAAGTGAGGGCAACATTGAGTAACATTTGTGTTAACCAATTTGCACATTGTGGTGGTCTTTCAATTCCAAAAATAAACACGATTAAGGAAGATAATATGCAACACTTATACGCACAAGATAAAGAAACAATCGATATGTTTGAAAGTTACGCTATTAATTTGTTGGTTTCTTCCCACCAGTTAACCCAAGAAGACTTATCACAAGATATAAAAAAAAGCCCTAGATACATGATGGTGCAGCAAATCGCAAACAACTCATTTATCTTATCAAAACAGTCCACATATCAACAAATAAAATCAGCATTACCTGACATTGGGGAAGTTCTTTTTTAATTAGTGCACATGTTTTTTATTCGTAAATACATCACCACGATTAGCAGGGTATCGAATGGCTTTTCATCAAGAATTTATTGGACTTGAATCACTCCCATTTGCGGACCCATCAAATATAGTAATAATAGAGAATTTCGTATCTAGAGAGCATTTGGTAGAGGTGCTCGATTATTGTCTATCAATAACAGAATGGCAATCGCAAAGTGAACTTGGTTCTGACAGTATCCACACGCCAGAGATGATTGAGCAAAACTCTAAAAAAATTTTTTCGATTATGCAAGAATACGTAGATGAGGTTCAGAGAAGGGTTGAATTTAAATTTGGAAGATTTCTCGAAAGAACAAAACCAGGTATAAGAAAGTGGAATCCAGGAGAAAGTCAAGACGTACACGCCGACGGGGAAACTGCCGCCGGTTGGCCCGCGTATAACTACATAGTTGACTATGGTTCAATTATTTATCTAAACGATGAATACGAGGGTGGAGAATTGTTTTTCCCAAAATACAATATTCACATAAAACCCAATCCAGGGACATTGGTGTTCTTTCCATCAACAAATATGTATGCGCATGGGGTTACGGAAGTAAAGGAAGGATTTAGGTATACGTCTCCTCATTTTTGGATTCCAGTAAAAAGTAAAATTCTCATGGAAATGGCAGTCATGGACGGCCGAGAGTAAACCGCAAATTTGAAACGTCTTTACCATCTACACATACCTCGAACATCAGGACTTGGAATTTGTCATTCGCTGTGGAAGACATTTGCCAACAATGGACTTCCGTCAGATGTATTTTCGCCAGATGTTTCAACGTTGATGTACGACCATAACGCGATGCTTGACTACCCTTTTATATCAGGTCATTTTGCAAGAAATCCAATAATTGAAAGCAATGGCGACTTGAATGTGTTCTCTTTGGTCAGGGAGCCAGTCGAACATTATCTGAGTATTGCTGCATATGTTTCTATAAGCGGTGGTAAAAAAATGTCCAATGACTACATGGACGAATTTCTTTATGGGAACATAACCCCATTTGGAGTAAATGAACTATTTTCCAACTCAGGAAACATACAGTCGAAGATGCTTTTCTGCAGAATCACCTTCGTGGATAGGTCTCTTGTGGCGCTGAGTAATGAAGATGTACAGAACGAAAAAAATATTGTCTTCATAGAAGCAGACATGCCGAGTGAAGAAAAAATAAAAGAATCAATTGACTCGATGAATCTATTCGCTATGAAAGATAGGCGTATAGCGATTGAGTGGCTACGAGGTGTGGTGTTGAAATCACACGGTTTTACGCTGGACAGCACTGTCTACAGTAGGGTTAATGGCTCGGAAAAAAATGGTTTCACACCAGATATCTCTCACGTGAGAGAAATAAAAAAACGCTCAGAAGTAGACGATTACCTGTATAGGCTTGTTTTGGAAGAATAATTTGATATTGTTGCCGCATGCAAGAAGATGCAAATTCCCCGTGGAGAATAAAACCCGGTCATTTTGGGGATGGGTTAGAAAATATCCACATATTTGAAAACTTCATTGATAATGACGACCTAAAAGTCATTCAAGATTTTTGCCCGACAATAAACGAGTGGAATAACTCAAAAGAGAGCGTTTACGCCGAAGATGGAACATGCCTTTATAACGCTGATTACTGGAATGATAGGCAATGCAGCAGTGATATTCTACAAAGACTCTCCATGCCGGTTTTTAAAATAATTGATAAATACATCACAAAGATGCAGTTAGAACTTGAGAGAATTTACGACCTACGGCTATCTCCTCGCCCACCAGTAATCATGAAGTGGAGGCCGGGAATCGAACAGCGACCCCATGCCGACAAGCAACTAAACAATGGTGAACCCAATGCGTTTGTTGATTATGATTTGAATTCCCTGTTTTACTACAATGAAGATTTTGAAGGTGGAGAACTTTATTACCCGCAACACGACTTGACCATAAAACCGAAACCCGGATTGGCTATTGCTCACCCAGGAGACGTTAATTATTTACATGGAGTCACCTTGGTTACCAAGGGGTATAGGTACACAACACCATCGTTTTACACTGTGCTGTAAGCAATGATTTTAATTCAAAAGAATTTTATAAAACCGAAAGAATCTGACCTACTCCTTGATTCGATTAAGGAGATAGGTTCGCCGCCCAGCCTTGCAGAAGATGACCACTCAACCGGCTATTACAGCAAATCCGCCTTACTAGAGTCCGACGTCTTCGCATACGGAATATTTAATGAGATATGCGAGCGAGTTTTGGGTTTAGCAGAAAAAGTATTTGATTTAAGCCTAGAACTAGACCAAGCCACCCTCATTAAGGTTATTCCTGGAAACACAACCGAAGAACACGCAGATAGTCAGAATCTTGACGGAACCCCAAAAACGGGCTGTAGTAATTTTCTTATTTCGGCAGTTGCGTACCTAAATGATGATTTCACTGGTGGGGACCTAGTTTTCCCGACAATGAAACACAGATACAAACCAGTCCCAGGGGATTGTGTAATATTTCCAAGTCATTTACAATATAGCCACTATGTGGATAGCGTCTTTAGCGGGGAACGAATAAGTTTGGCAATGTGGTTCTCCGGAGTATACTGAGGCAATGAGAAACATTGATGTCGAGTACATAGGTGACCCCAAAGCTGGGTTTTTGGTTTATAGAAACATACTTACCGAAGACCTTAGAATTCCAGAACGCCTAGAAGCAACAATAGGAGACAGCACCACTCCTCCCTATTCGTGGATGCAGGCCCTTGTCGGTGATGGTCAAGTAATGAAGGATTACAGGGATTGCGTTGACTGCAAGATGAGCCCGGCACATCTTCAAAACTGTCCAGAGCAATACTCAGAACTCATCAACATATACAACGACACTGTCGTTGGATTGACAGCATGCCTTCAGGACTATGAATCCAGATACAACATTCGTATGGATTTTATGGAAGCAATAAATTATGTTCGCTACACCCAGGGCCAGCATTTTAATGTTCACGCCGACCATGGATTCTCGTATGTCTGCACTGTCTCGTCTATTATGTATCTGAATGACGACTACGAAGGCGGAGAGTTGTGGTTCCCCTATTTGGATATAACTTTCAAGCCTCGATATGGCGACATCGTGCTATTTCCATCTACTTTCATTTACGCTCACGCAGCGAAGCCCGTCACCAAGGGGACAAAGTATTCGGCTGTAACCATGTTTGATTACAACGATAGGTTTCATGGTCGGTGGCAGGGCTATGGGAAAGACGTGAACGGCAATTCCCTCGAGTATGGTCCAGGGATTGTCGGCATCAGCACAAATCAAGCAAATCGTTTTACCTTCACGCAATGACGAAAATAACTCTTAAAAAAACTCACCAGAACCCACCACTGATTCAACAGTCTCGCATAAAGAGGGATTGGATGGACGCGACGTACAACAAACACGCTTACCAGTGCCTACCGATGACGGTGGCAAACGTTTACGGATGGGAGCTTCAAATGGAAGAAGAACTCGTCGTTCAGTGGGATGGGGGAAATACCCCTCCGGCGATTCTCTCCGGGGAGATAACCGCGTCCGGCAGGGTGCAGGCGGTGTCTTCAATCATCGGCATGATTTCCATCAATATGGGATGGGTGATAAATACAGAGGAAGGATTTAACACCTGGATTTCTGGTCCGCCCAACTATTTCATGGATGGCGCCGTTCCCCTAACAGCTACACTACCAAGTTATTGGTGGCCAGACGAATCCCAGATGAACTGGAAAATTACAAAAATTGGAGAGCCAGTTGTTTTTGAGGCGGGCTCACCTTTTTGTTTCTTTAATATCTATGACAACACGGTTTTGGAGGGCTCTGAAATCTCGGTTCAGAATCTCTGGGACGACAAGGACCTTGTCCGGTCCCGAATGAAATACGGTGACGCAAAAGCAAGAAATAACGCGGAAAATCCATGGACTTGGACCAAGGGAATTAAAACAGGTGTTGACGCAGACGGCAAACAGATAGGGCCCACCTTTGCCGGACTGCCCAAACTGGCCAATCCCTAGTATAGAATTAGGGTACAATTGGGGTGTCCGGACGACTACAGGCACAATGGAGACAGTATGAAATTTGAATCCTCATTTACAACCCAGGAGAAGAAGCTCGTCTACCAGCGCACCCTCAAGGACCTGGAGAGACAGCTCATGGAGAGACTCATTCAGGAGGGTTTTGACCCTGACACGTTTGATGACAAGAACTTCGTACCGGGCTCGGACCACCACGGGATGATTCATGGCCACAAGTTGATTGTTGACTTCCTTGCAAAAATCAGCAACATCAAGTCAAAGATTGCAGAGTAATCTCAAAACATGGCACTGACATCCGAACAATTAGCGAAGGCAAAAGCTGAAGCGATTCAGATACTTGAGTACTCAATCTATACGCTTGCATTCACTTTGGGCGTGGAGGACGATGACCTTGATGCGGACATGGAGAACCCAGTCAACCTATCCGTTAATGAAAATAGCGCATTGCTTGCACAGTACGATGCTTTCGAATGTCTAAAAATGCAATTGGCGGCGCTAGCAAGACTACAGGGATAAATTCGCCATGAAGATAAATCCCAGAATTCCAAGAAAAATTTCAATAGTCGAAGAAGCTATTAACTCAGGGAGATACGAAATCTGTCCTGATATTGACCCAGATTTCCCCAACATACAAGAGCCGCAACATAATCCCAATAGGGATTCTCAAGTTGCTAGATGGAACCCTGAATTGTTCTCATACGAGCTCCCTGATGGTGCGACATTTTTTTGTGACCTTCTGCAATCAAACGACCCACAAAAAAAATGGGAAGAAACGGAGCCGGGCGATTTTATGCGTGACGAGTTGGTGGAAGAGATTGCAAGGGAGCTTTCGAATGAGGCATAGGCTTGCTGGCGAAGGAGATTTGTACGATGCGGAAGAAGAAATCAATTACAACGAAAAACAGCTCGCAATATTCGCCAATATTCTTGATTTGGAC